TCTACCTCTCGCCCTTACTCTCTCCCCCTACCGAGAGGAGAGAGTAAGGGCGGGTAGCGTACTACCTATCCCGTACTATACCTTACTTAACTCTAATTGTCCCGCGATAGAGACCGAGACCGCCCTCACTCTCTACTCTTTCTTTAGCTATTGCTCTTGCCTCTACTTTCGTATAGCCCGCGTAGACCTCATTACCTAAATAAGTCTCTCCCTCATACGCGGTTACTCTGTAATAATTGCCTAATACGCCGTTACTCTCTCTGGTAATTGTTAGCTCTATCTTCACTTGCTTGCCTCCTCATAATCGGTTGGATCTAGGTTAGTATCGTAGCTTACCCCGCACGTAGGACACTCTATCTTCATAAGCTGCCCGTTACCGTAAGCCTCTAGCGTAAGCGTAATTACACTCTCTAGGCATTGCTCGCACTTACTATTCATTCTATGTCTCCCTTTATAGTCATTAAGTCATTCTCTTCATCGTGCTCATATCCGCACTCGTCACACTTATTCACTTGCTTACCCCTTTACGCTCATTAAGTAGGCTAAGTGCTAGCTTTAAGCCCTCGCTTGCCTCTTCTCTCGCTTGCTCTATGGTCTCTTTATTGTATCGGGGCGCGGTGTTATGGTCTAAGCTAATAAGCATAAGCTCTACCGCTTTAGTTGCTCTCTCTAGTGTGTCCATTACTTGCCCGCCCTCACTCTCTTATGGTTAGCCCGCGTACACTTACCGCAGACCTTATACAGGGTGAACGCGGTCAATAGGTCTAACACTTGCCCGCATTGCTCGCACTTGCTATCCATACTCTTGCCCTCTTTCTCTTAGATCCGCCTAGTGGCAGACTACCCGCCCCCGCTCACGCGGGGGAGGATAGTACGTCACTACTTAAAGCACTCACTCATTGAGCCGATACAATAACCCGCGCCCGTGTACCAGAGCCTCCCGCTTGCCCATACGATTAGAGCAATACCCGCGCCTATCGCAATAGCCCGCACAATACGCCCGCGCCGTGTAAGTCTCATAAGCTCACCGCCGTATCTTTAAGCAGCTTACGAGCTGCGCCCGCTTGTGTAGACCATAAGTCTATGAGCCCGAGATCCGCCGTCACTCTCTCCCACGTTAGCCCTCTCTTCAAGCCCTCTCGTAGCTCGCAAGCCGTAGCACGGTCACACTGTAAGTGTGAGGCGAGAGTATCGGGCGCCCACTCTAAGCCGTCTGCGTCTGTCTCTATTATTACTCTGCCGTAACTATCTCGGGGGCTCATAGTGCGCCCGTCTGCCCACTTACTAAGCCCGCACCAATAGCGGGCGTTAGCCTCTGCGTGCATAGGTTGACCGTCTGGCTCGCTTAGATGTACCTCTACTAATGGGGAAAGCTCGGGGTAATGCTCTAGAATAATCTCGTGAATACACCCGCCCGTGATATACGGGTCACGGTAGCGCTTGTCTATCTTTTTAACATTACCTGTTATTGAATAGTGAGCGTAAGAATTACCCGCAAGTTTAGTAAGCTCCGCTCTCACCGTTAGCTCTACTTGCTTAGCCTCACCGTATGGCTTGCCGTCTATTAGCTTGCGCCACGTGTTAGCTGCGATTACTTGCTCTCTATTCATTTATTTATTCTCCTTAATTGCTTTAAGTGTTGCGCGGGCACTAGCGATTAGCCCCGTCATAGGTGGATCGAAAGTATCGGCGCACTCTACATAATAAAGCGCGTCACTTATTAAATCATCGAGGGCTACGGTATCGAGTTCGACGATTAGATAAGTAGTGCTCTGCTTTACTATCTTGCCACTATCGCCGCAGCTGCGGGCTAAGTGATCGAGGTAAAAGCGGGGCGGTATGCGGTAGGTATGTCTCTCTGTGTTCATAGCTTTATTCTATACCCGCCTATACCCTATAGGTCAAGTCTATTTAGCAATTATTTTTTAACCGTGTCGAGGGGTCAATTCTTAAATGTTCGAGTAGTCGAGGTCGAGCGTAAGGGGTCACCGTTTAAGCGTAGAGCTATTACATCGAGCTACTAGATCCGAGCCGATAGGCGAGAGGGTGAGAGCCGAGCTATCGGCAGAGCTGCGAGGCGTTACGGGGTTAGAGCTGCTTAATTGTGAGATGTTAATAATCTAGGGGGCGCCGATAGGATAGCAAGCCCCCGCAGGTTTACCCAAGCAGACCGCGCAACAGCAGGGCAACAACAGGGGGGCGGGGGGTCTGCTGTACAGCAAAATCGGTACCCCGCGTGTTTAACTTTCACCCGCGTGGTCCCTATACTCCCCAAATAAATATATTTCCTAAAGTTAAAGTGATCCAGTAAAACCGCAGGTCAGAATAGTAAAACCTGTGATGTGCGTAACAATAATAAAATAAAATAACGGAAAGCGGGAAATGAAGTATTTTTCCTGCCTTATATACAGTAGGGGCTGTAAGTTTGGAAAGCCCCGTTTACTGTCTGGTTGGCCTCTTGCGAGGCCCCCTAGGGCTGAGCACTGACTTACCCCTCAGTCGCGGTGGCTCCTTCGGGAGCTTTGCCGATTCCGCAGTCGCGGTTTTTAGTCGGGATAGTTCTATTAATAGTCGGCGCCTAGTAATCATCATCTTCCCTAGTATATGAAATGGGCATTCCGCCCAAAAATTTTTTCGGCGCTTCGCGCCTAATAGGAGATGACACGTGGCAGATAATTCCGCCGACATCGCCAAGAGAATTATCCTTGGTTGTGTAGCAGAAGGTATGACTATCGAGCAGGCTTGTGCCTCAGCTGGTAAGTCAATAAAGACCTACGAGTACTACCGCAGAACCGACAAGGTATTCTCAGATAAAGTAGATCGTACTAGGTTAGGTCTGAAAGATAAGTCCTTTGCTTCTGGAGACGTCCACGACATTTCCTTCTCTGAATTTCGTAAGCGCTTCTTGCACTCCGAGACTTTTCCGCACCAGCAGAATCTAATAGATGTAATTGAGGGACGTGAGCCTAGTTGGCTCCATCCTAGTATGAAGTGGGAACAAGGACTTGCAGATAACCGCATCCTAATTAACATCCCGCCAAACCACGCAAAGTCTATGACCGTAACGGTTGACTACGCAACGTGGCAGGTAGTTCGAAACCCTAACTTTAGAATCCTAATAGTCTCACAGACTCAGCGCCTAGCGGCTGACTTCTTGTACGCTATCAAGCAGAGACTGACTCATCCACAGTATGAGGAACTCCAGCAGGCATACGCCGCAGGTGTTGGCTTTAACTCTAAGTCAGCTTCGTGGCAAGCAACCCGCATCACCTTCGGAGATGAACTTCGTGAGTCTGGTGAAAAGGATCCGAACATTGAGGCCGTCGGTATTGGCGGTCAGATTTACGGCAAGCGTGCCGATATGATTATTGTAGACGATGCTGTAACACTGAGCAACGCAAATGACTTTGAACGTCAGATTAAGTGGCTAACGCAGGACGTGCGGTCCCGTTTGAACCCAACAGGTAAATTAATTATTATTGGAACCCGCGTTGCAAGTATTGACTTGTACCGCGAACTGCGTAACCCCGACAGATATCCAGGCGGTCTAGTACCTTGGAAGTATCTGGCTATGCCAGCACTACTGCAGACAGATGAAGACCCTGATAAGTGGGAAACACTCTGGCCTGCATCCGATGCCCCATTTGATGGGCAACTAGATTCTGATAAAACACCAGAAGGACTTTACCCACGTTGGAATGGTCGCAACTTATATAACGAGCGCCAATCTATGGATGCTTCCACGTGGGCTTTGATTTACCAACAACAGGACATTTCAGATGACGCTATTTTTGACCCTGTATGTGTTCGTGGTTCGATTGACGGAATGCGTAAGGCGGGTGTATTAAATGCGGGCTATCCAGGTCATCCTAAAGACCTTAATGGATTCACTTTCATTTGCGGCTTGGACCCTGCTATGGTTGGTGATACTGCCGTTGTATGTTATGCAATTAATCGTCACGATCATAAGCGCTATATTGTGGATGCTCACAAAATTACTAGACCAACTCCAGCACAAATTAGGCAGCTTATTTTTGACTGGACTGAAATCTACAAACCGTCAGAGTGGATTGTAGAGAAGAACGCTTTCCAGTCTTTCTTAACTCAGGACGAAGGAATCCGTCAACACCTAGCATCACGTGGCGTTCAGCTTAAGGAACACCACACTGGTTCTAATAAATGGGACGCTGGCTTCGGTGTAGCAAGTATGTCTACCTTGTTTGGAACAAAACAACAAGATGGCAAACACCATAGAGATAACCTTATCCACTTGCCTTCAGATCAAACTGAGAACATCAAGGCTTTAATTGAACAACTTATTACCTGGTCTCCAACTACTAAGGGCAAGACCGATATGGTTATGGCGCTTTGGTTCTGTGAGATCCGAGCACGTGAAATGCTTAACTATGGTCAGTACCAACAAAACCATATGCGTAATCCGTTCCTATCTAGGGCGGAAAGACAAAAACGAGTAGTCGTCAACATTGACGAACTGATAGCAGCACAAGAGCGACACTTCGTCTAAGGGGATAAATATGGAAATGCCAATGCCACCAACAACACCAGGTCGTAAAGATAAGAATGTAATTGTCAAGGTTGCTAAGAAGTCTATGGTCAAAAAGGCTGCAACTAAAAAGAAGAGGAAAAAATAATGGGACAAACAAGTTGGATTACTAACGCCGAGGGCGAAGAAGAATACGTAGACAAGGGCGCTATCACAGAGCCTACTCCGTCAATGCAAGGTCGCAAGCAATATGCAGCAGCAGAAGCAGCAGCATCCGTTGACAAAGTTGAATGGCCTACTAAAGTAGCTGGTCAAACAGAACAGGGGTTCTAATAATGGCTGGAGATTCAGCAGCACGCATTAGGGAAGCCAAAGAAAAACTTATGATGCGTAATAGTCCAGGTGCCAGTGAAGATGCACGTATAATTGCAAGAAAACAGGGCGCTAAAACAAGCAAGCAAGTGGAAACTAAAGCAAAAACAATTGCTCAAAATAGAATTAATGATGCTCAGAAAAATTTAACAAGAGCAAAAATGCAGGGTGCTGATGCTAAGTTAATGCGAAGTGTTAATCCTCCTACATTTAAGACACCAAAAGAAACCGTCAAAACAAAGTCAACTACTAAGTCTAAGGCTTCTAAGTCACTCACAGGCGAAAAGGCTGCTGAAGAAATGCGTAAGCGTACTTCACCTAGAGGTGTAAGGAAATACGAAAAGGGCGCAAGCAAAGCTATAGACAAGAAGTACCCAGGATTATACAAGAAGACTAAGTAAGGATTACAATGGCCGCAGCCAAGAAACCAACAGCGCAACAGAAAGCACAAGCCAAGGCTCGTGCTGGTGGTAACGACCCTATTAAAGTTACTAAAGATGGCGCTAAGCGCTTAGGTCAAGCAGCTCTTATTGCTGCATCGGTTACTCCAGCAGGCCGTGGAGTTAAGGCTGCAGTTACTGCCGCTAAAGTAGCTGGTAAAATGATTAAAACAGAAAAAGCAATGAAGTCAGCAAAACTTGCAAAGAGTGAAAAAGACTTTGTTAGACTTGTTAAGAAGGTTCAAAGAGAAGAAAAGACTGGTAATACAACTAGAATGCTTTCAGGTGACACTCTTGAAGGTCGTCAACAAGCTGGTGATATTCTTCGTAGAGCTGCTGGAGACCGCAGTGGAGTTTATAAATCAACTAAAAAAGCAATTCCAGAAAAAATTAAAGGACCAGGAACAGATTTAAGTATAAAGAAATC